CCGAAATCCGTTTTCCCATTTTTTAATACAAATTCAACTATGTCCGAAAATGTCCTATTTTTCTGTGTAGAATGGTAGTATGAAAAAGCACAGAAAGGAGGGACTGCTATGGAAGAGAAGCGCAAGACCCTTCCCCCCGGCGGAGAGAACATCCTTGCCGCGAATGCCCGATACACCCATGAGGACCGCGTGAACAACGGCAAAAAGGGCGGCATTAAGAGCGGCGCCGTAAGACGTCGCGCCAAAACGATTCGTGAAACTCTGAAGCTGTTCCTCGCCACCGAGCTGGAGGAGGGCGAGGCCAGGGAACGACTCGTTGCCCTTGGTTTCGACCCCACGATGCTGAATCAGATGGGCTTGGCTACGTTGCAGAGGGCTATGATTGGCGACATCGAGGCCGCCAGGTTCGTGCGCGACAGCGTCGGCGAAAAGCCCCGCGAGGGTCTGGATGTCGGTATCGAAGACAAGCCTCTGGCCAGTCTGGATATGTCCAAGCTGAGTGACGACCAGCTGCGCATCCTCGCCGGTAAAGCTGAGCAGGGAGACTAACCTACCTGCCCACTCCCCGCTCCGCCGTACAGCGTGGCCGAACACCTGCGCTCCTCACCGGAGCGGGGAGACAACTAAATCCTGTGACGGGGTGACTGGAGACGGCTCCAGCGCGGGTTCATATCCCGCTTGACGTGGGTTCGAGTCCCACTCCCGTCCCCACCCGGTTTTCTTCATGGCCGGGCAACCTCCTCCCCTCCGGTTCGCGCTCCTCGTGGGCGCTGAACCGCGCGGGGCTTTATATTTCTTCTACATCATCAATAGCGGTGCGCGCAGATCTGTACCGGGCTTTGCGAGAAGTGGTGTCGTCTAAATCACAATTCGCAGGAACAGGCAGGCACGAACAGAACTGCGCATCCGTAAGGCGGGAAAACCGCCTCGAGAACACAAAGGCCACCACTCTTCGGAGCGGAGGCCTTTTTACATACACAGGACACTACATTTACGCGAGGAGGCGCTCCAGTGAACCAGTCCGACATTGACATTATCAACAGAGAACTGGCACGACGGGAGCTGGCGCGGCGCAGCTACGGCGACTACTTGTCATACGTCAACGGCTCCACGTGGCGGAGAACTAAGTTCTCCGACTACCTCGCGGAGGAGATTGATACGTTCGTAGAGACTGACACGGGGAACGCCTATGACATTTTGGTCATTGAGTCTCCTCCCCAGCACGGTAAATCAATGACTGTGACGGAGAGCGCGCCGTCTTATTTCCTTGGAAAGCACCCGAATTGGCGCGTAATTCTCGCAAGCTACAACGATGAGACCGCCGAGAGATTTGCGCGACGCAACAAGGAGAAAATCACAAACTACGGCGAGTCCCTCTTCGGCGTTAAGATTGGCGACATCAACCGTGCCACTGAGTTCGAGCTCGCCGCTACGGGCGGCGCTATTCCGGGTCGCCTTATCAGCCGCGGTATGCTGGCCGGTATCACCGGTAACCCCGCCAACCTGCTCCTCATCGACGACCCGATTAAGAACCGGTCTGAGGCGGACAGCCCGTCGAAGAGACAGCAGATTTGGAACGAGTGGCTGAACTCCCTCAAATCCCGTCTGGCGGCAGGGGCAAAAGTCATCGTTATTATGACCCCGTGGCACGAGGACGACTTGGCCGCCCGTCTGCTCTCTACTGAGAAAAATATCCGCCTCATTCGTCTCCCTGTTGAGGCAGAGGTCGACGATCCTCTCGGGCGCGCAGAGGGCTCTCCTCTGTGCCCGGAGCTGGGGAAAGACGATAAGTGGCTCGCGCAGTTCAAGGAGAGCTACCTTGCTGATCCGGAGGGTGGCCCCCGCGCTTGGTCCGCTCTGTACCAGTGCAACCCAAGAGTCGAGGGCGGTAACCTCGTGAAGCGCGACTGGTGGAAGTTCTACGACCCCAAAGAGGTTGCGGCTTTCGGCACTGAGGTGATTTCTGTCGACGCCACTTTTAAGGGCGGCGATAACAACGACTTTGTGGCCATCGAAGTGTGGGGCAAAATCGGGAACGACTACTACTGCCGCTACTGCCTGAACCGGCACATGGACTTCCCGCAGACCCTGCAGGCAATCCGGACGGTACGCGCCTTGTACCCACGGGCGATGGCTGTACTTATCGAGGACAAGGCGAACGGCAGCGCTATTATCCAGACCCTGCAGAAAGAGATGTTCTGTATCGCAGTCAACCCGAAAGGCGGTAAAGAGGCGCGCGTAAATGCAGTGTCCCCGGCCATCGAGTCCGGCCATGTGTACCTGCCTTTCGGCGAGGCTTGGGTAACGGGTTTTGTGGACCAGTTCACCGCATTCCCCGCAGGCAAGAACGACGACATGGTGGACAGCGCGACGCAGGCTCTCGCGTACCTGCTCTACAGCTCCGGCGAAGTAGTCGGGTCCCTGCCTCCGTCGCAGGACGAAAGTTATGACCTGATGGGGGACGACTTCCTCGACGGCGACGCCTGTTACGACGTGTACGGCGGCTATTAGGCCAATCCGGGCGCAGCCCGTGGCAATAAAAAACGCCCTCACCTTGGGCGCAAAAACGGAGGAATAAAAACATGAACGAACACGAGAACACCACCCCTGTGGTCGAAGAGGAAGACGTTCTGCTGCCCGACGGCTGGCAGGAGGGCGACGACATCTTCGCCGAATCCGAGTGGACCGGCGAAACCCAGACGGACGCGCCTGCGGAAGAGCCTGCCCCCCGGGAAGAGGAGGCCGCGGAGGCGCCTACGGAAGCTCCTACCACAGAGCAGACGGAAGCCGAAGGTGAAGAGGCCCGCGAGGAGGAAGCTCCCACCACAGAGCAGGAGCCCGCGGAGCCCAATAAGCTCAAGTTCAAAGCCAAGGTCGACCACGAAGAGATCGACGTGGAGCTGGACGAGAGCGATTTGCCCACTGTGTACCAGAAGGCCAGCGCGACCGACCGGTACCAGAAGAAACTCGCAGACCTTAACCCTACCCTTGAGAAGTTGACGAAGGTAGCCAAGGCCCTTGGTTTCGACGACCCCATCGCCATGCTGGATAACGCCGAGCAGAACTATATGACCACAGAGGTCAATCGTCTGGTCGGTGAGGGCGTGCATGAGGAAGTTGCCAAGGATATGGTGGCCCGTCGGGTGGAACACGCCCCCGTTGCCGCCAGCAAGCCCGAGGCGCCTCCCGCTGCCGAGCCCCAAAGTCCTACCAGAGATTTTGGAGCAGAGGTAAGAGAACTCGTGGCCACTCGGCCCGACCTGGCGGGGAAACAGCTGCCCAAGGAAGTGATCAACGCCTGTGCGGTTGGGGGCAAGAACTTGCTGGTCGCCTACGCCGAGTATGAGGCCAAGCAGGCAAAAGCCGAGGCGGACAAAGCCCGCCGAGAAAGCGCGATTTTGAAACAAAACGCAGCTTCGGCTGCCCGCGCCCCCGTAAGCGGAACCCAGGGCGGCGGTGCCACTGACACCAAGGCCAAGGATGATTTCCTGCTGGGTTTCGACTCAGACTATTAAGTTCTCAGAGGGCCGGATAGCCAAGCTCCCTAAGAGAGGAGATATGTAAAATGGCTGGTATCAATCTGGCTTCCAAGTACGCAAAACAGGTAAAGGTTTGCCCGCCCCGGCAGTAATGCTGGGGAGTGTATCGGTCAAAATCGGTGAAAGCTAAACTATCTTAGGTTGACGAGCGTTTTTATCTGGTGTAAAATGTTGCCAAAGGATGTGATGTCCAGTGGCAAAGAAATTTACTATTACAGACGCGGTGGAGTTCGTCACCAAAAACTCTGATGCGGTATTGCTGGAGACGGAGTGGAAAGGAAGCACCGTTCCTCTGCGGTTCCGTTGTGGGTGCGGCACGGAGTTCACAACTACATATAACAAGTTCCAAAACCAGGGAAAACGGAAGTGCGACGCCTGTGGCCGAAGGGATGCTGACGCGGCGAGACGCAACACGCTGGAGGATGCGGTTGCGCTGATTCGAGAGCGCTCTTTGTGCGAATACGTGTCCGGGGAGTATAGAAACCGAAAATCCCCCATCCGCGTAAGGTGTGTTTGCGGCGTTGAGTTTGTTACTACGATCGACAGAATCACTCACCCGCAAGGAAGCGGAATGTGCGCAAAATGCGGCATCAAGCAGAGAAGTCGCCTTCGTGCGCACACAGTTGAGAGCGTAAGAGAAGCGGCCATTAAACGTGGGGCAGAACTTCTTTCTACGGAGTACGGCAACGCGCATCAGCTTCTTGCATTTCGATGCAGTTGCGGATCGGAGTTTCGGACCACATTTAATCGCTTTCTGGCTTTGGGCAAGGTCCGATGTAACGCTTGTACCGGATGCGAGTCTCACGGCGAATACGCGGTGCGCGAGTGGTTGACAGACCACGGCATTCCGTTTGTGGCGCAAAAGACGTTTCCGGGGTGCGGCGGCGATATTCGGCCGTATTTCTTTGACTTCTATTTGCCGGAGCATAATGTTTGCATCGAGTTCGATGGGGAACATCACTTCCGACCAGTGGCTTTCGGTCACGGGCCGGCGGAGTTTGATCAGATCAAGGCGAGAGATGCAGCCAAGGATGCTTACTGCGAAGAGAACGGCATGAGGCTTGTTCGCATACCTTATTGGGACCTTAAAAATGTAGATGAAATTATGGGTAGCACGCTAATACCGAGGTAACCGCCGGGGGTAACGCCCTGACGGCACCGTAACGCATAGGAGTTGAAACTGCTCCGCAGAATAAAACATTCCCACGAGTGACCGACACCCCGGCTGCACATCGCAGTCCGGGGTGAAAATATATGCTGAACTTACAGGAAACTGTAAGAAGCAGGGGATAAAAAGCCCTTGCGATAACATAATTGGGACGAGCGCTTCCACCGCGAGTCTCAGGCCATGATGGCTCTGAACAACAACTACGAGTTCACCGGTGTGGAGACCGTTAAGGTCTACAGCATCCCTGTGGTCGCTATGACCGACTACAAGCGCACCGGCGCCAACCGCTACGGCACTCCCAACGATCTGGCCCGCAACGTGCAGACCATGACCGTGAAGAAGGACCGTTCCTTCACCTTCATCATCGATAAGGGTGACAAGATCCAGTCCCA